TGACCGTGCTTCGCGTGGGAGGCGTGGCAGTGGGCGCAGGCGAACATCGTGTTCTTGCGCGTGTAAAGCAGATCGCCGTAAAGCCGGAAGTTTGTCTTCGTGTCCGGGAACCGCTCGTGGCATTGCGTCGCCTTCTCGCGGCCGCATATCTCGCACAGTCCTATGGGTTTAAGTGGCTTCTTCATATCTTCTCCTTGCCATTCTAGGATTGCGCTTAACCAAGCACTCATCGCAATAGGCGTTCCACCATCTACCATTCCCGGTGTAAACCTTTGTTATTAGATCGCGCGGAAAGTAGTTCCGGCACCGATTGCACTTCAGCTCACCTTTCAGCTTTGATCGCGCGTTGTTCCACTCGCGGTACTGGCGGGTTAATTGTTTGCGTATCGCGGGGTCTATGATTGTGCCTTCAAGCATTGGTGTCCTCATTTGGTAATGGAATTACAAAGCCGTATTCTCGCGCCATATACACACGTATTTGCTCGTAGTATCGCTCGGCGTCGCGCGTGGTGAAGTCCTCCGCGCTGGTGCGCCTGATCTTGTCTGGCTTTCCCGGACGCTTCACCGTGAGAAACATTGATCTCCATGTGTCGTGCATGGACTGAGGATCGTCGCCAAAGTATTCCGATGTCAGAGCGATGATCACAGACCAGTAGTAGTCATTCTCCGCGCGGGACCGCTTCTTGTATTCAAGCACGTTCACAATCATCGCGGCCACGCGCTCGGCTTTGTCTCCAACCGCGCCGAACTCTTGCGCGAGAATGGCAATTACTTTTTCGCGGCGAGACTTCATTTCCACGCCTTCACGCGGTTTTTCTTATCCATAAACATATCCCAAAATAAATCGGCGCGCTTGGACTGGTAGTCGGCGTAAATCGGATCGCGCTTGGACTGGTAGTCGGCGTAGAGCGCATCGCGCTTGGACAGGTAGTCGGCGTCGAGCGGAGCGCGCTTGGACAGGTAGTCGGCGTCGAGCGGAGCGCGCTTGGACTGGTAGTCGGCGTAGAGCGCATCGCGCTTGGACAGGTAGTCGGCGTAAGCCTTCTTGGTTAGCACCTGTGACTCATCGGGTATTCCAATGCCTCGGAATGCACCGGACTTCATCGCCTTGACTATCTCAGCGGGGAAGTTGTTCGGGGACGAAAAATCAGTGCATTCACAATGCTTTCCCTTGATTCCGAAGTAATGCTCAATCGCTCCGTGGCCTTTAATGTCTTCGGCGTATGCAGTGCCGAGAAACTTCTTTAGATCGCGGCCCTCCTTCGTGTTCAACAGGTTCGCCGTCAAGTAATACAGCTTGTCTTCGTGTTCAACCCAACTTACAAATTCACACATGATACACCTCCTTTGCAGAGAAGAGTTATTACTACTAGGCCGGATATGATGAGCGATGTCATGACTCCTCCACGCGGAGCTTGCTGATGGTGTCCATGATGACAGAAGCGCAACCGGGGCAAACGCAAGAGACAAACTGATAAGCAGCGCCCTCTGCTTTAGAAGTGACACTTACGCTATACTTCGACCACTCAGCGTCTTCATGCTTGGTTCCATGAACCTCTTCTCCGCACAGATCGCAAAAATACTTAATCATTTGCTACCTCCTTTATCGTGATGGATACAACGTAATCCATACACGATAAAATGTCAAGAAGTTTTTGCAAATTAAAATGGCATATCATCCCCGCCGAACGCATCTTGAACCATCTCAACCGCGCTCGACTGGCCCTTCTCGGCCTTCTCGATGAAGTTGAAATTCTCGACAACGATCTCAACCGCAGATCGTTTGTTTCCGCTCTGGTCGTCCCAGGATCGCTGCTGCAACCGGCCCTCGATTGCTATGCGATGACCCTTCTTGAAGTATTGCGCGATTATCTCTCCGGTCTTTCCCCACGCGACGCAGTTAAAAAATGAAGTCGATTCCTTCTTCGCGCCGTTAGTGTACGTGTACGATGACGCGATTGAGAACGATGCCACACTCGCGCCGCCCTGTGTATACTTCATTTCCGGGTCGCGCGTAAGCCTTCCGATTCCGTACCATCTGTTAATGTCTGACATTTACTTCCTCCTTATCCTTCAACGTCTGCCATCGAATTGAACGTCAAACGCGGAGCATTAAAAAACAGTTTCTTAAATCCTATACTTCCATCGCGGTTCTTCGCAATTATCAAATCGACCTTGCCTTCTTTCATGTTAGGCCGGTGCGGGAAAATCACCACGTCTGCGTCCTGCTCAAGGTTTCCCGACTCGCGCAACTCGGAAAGCTCCGGCGTCTTGTTCTCGGCAATGCGGCTTAACTGAGAAAGCACCACAATCGGCAAGCCGTACTTTATCGACATGGCCTTCAGCGTCGCCGTCATTTCCCCTAACTGCAAGTACCTCTTTTCCGCTGACTTCATCCGGCAAAGCTGAATGTAGTCAATCATAATACAAGCGAGGCCGTGCTGGTCGTATTGCTTCTTTGCCGTGTTGACGATTGTATAAAAATCAGTGGTGTTGTCAATCACAATTAAGTTTTTGTAATCTTTTTCTATCTCGCGCAAGGTCGCCTGAACCTCGCGGCGCTGGTCGCCTGAAATATTTCCACTTCTCATCGCGTTCGCTGGTATCCCTGTTCGACGGGTTATCATGCGACGTATGATCTGCTTCTTCGGCATCTCCAACGAGAAGAACAGTACCCGACCTTCGCGCGCGACGTGTTCTGCCATCTGTAGCGCAAACGCGGACTTACCCACGCCTGGACGCGCGCCGATGATAATCAACTGACCGCCGAACAGTCCCAGTAATATCTGGTCAAGGTCGTGAAATCCTGTAGTGAGATACTTCTCTGTCTCGACGAAACCAGACTCACCCCCGGCCGCGACTTCAGACACACTCACCGCCTTCGCCGATCTGTCCCGATTGATCTCACTCACGGCCCGGTCAATTCGCTCCACAAGTTCGTCGGTTGTAGTTCCATGCGTAGATGCGGCGTCAACGATCTTTGTCCCGAGAGCCGCGAGCTTGCGCTTCTTCGATAGGTCAAGAACCTTCTCAAACATCCAGTCGAAGTTATAGGTAACAGCGTACATCACGTCATCATAGAGTTCGTCGAAATTAAGGGAGTCGAAAACCTCTGTCTTGCCGCGCTGAACTAGGGTCGCCTTTATGACGGGGATGTCAACTGTTTCACCGGCGTTGTAAAGATCGCGCATTATGCTTAGTAACAGCGCGTTCTCCGGTGAGTAGAAGTCGCTCGGTTCAAGTTCTAGCAGGCGGCTAAGGTATGTATTGCGCTGAATTGCGGTGGCGATGATCGCGCGTTCGGCGGCGGTGTCGTGGATGATATCAGCCATATAGTTCCTCGGTGGTCGGTGCCCTCCTCGGTAACTTCGCGGCGACTACATAGTCAGCCATTGACATGAGCGAAGCCGGTGTAATTGGTTTGTCCTCGAATAATCGATGCTTGTTCTCGCGCAGAGAGTGCATTTTGCGCGCAAGGTCTTCAATGGCAGACTCTTCGTATCGTAGCAATAACCTCGATAGCGCCTTTGCTTGCTTGCCGTCGTGGTAGTATTCAGGGTATAATGATTTAAAGACTGTTATCAGGCGGGCCGTTGGTGTCTCTCGCGTAATAGATGTAATATTAAGTGTATTATTCTCTTTGCGCTTTTTGCGCGTCGATCCACACGCATTTTTGCTTGCCGACGACTCGCATTTTTGCGCGTCGAGAGACTTATCCACAATGTTATCCACAATATACAGCCGCCTTGTGGTTATCTCAAAGCCTCTTTTTTCGTACTCAATACGGATATATCCTGCCTTTTTAAGCGCAGTTACCCATCGCGTGACTGTGCTTTCTGATACCTCATACAAATCCGAGAAGTACTTGTTCCCGGCCCAACAGAACCCATGCTCGTTTGATAGTGCCGTGATCTCGCCATATAAAAGTTTTGCGTTCGGTGGTATTGACTTATCGTATCTTACGTTTGCGGGAATGATCGCGTAATAAGACTTGCGTATTTCGTCTGGCATAAGTCCTCCTGAAATAAAAACGGGCCGCACAATCCCCACCCTGTCGGGTTTCTCGCGGGGTAGTGCGGCCCTAGTGCTTTGTGGCACTCACGGAGGCGAGAAATCACCGTCAATGCCATGTACGGATCAATACAAGTCCTTGTACTGATACATACAATATACAACGAGACATAATATTTGTCAAGTGCTTTTATACGAATAAAGCGGCAAAGGGCACTCTCTGGGAATTGTGTTAATATCCGTAATGAATGTCTGTTCCCACGAAAGAAGCTTTCGCTCAAGCAATCCGCACTTTTTCCGCCGTGCGACAAAGCACGGGCACTCCGAGCACGACTCAACGAAATCCTCATACCCTTCGCAGATTATTTTTCTCGGAGTAACGTAGGATGCGTCTACACGTCGATGGCGCGCAACATAGTCGTCGTCAATTTTAATCATTGATCCTCCTTTCTTGTTCTTTGCTTA